AAACTGTTGAAAACTGTTGTTATTGATGAATCTAACAAGGAGAAACCCATGAAATACATTAAAAAATTATGGAAAAAATATATGGACTGGTTGTTCAAAGACTTTTATAAATAACTTATGTGGATGAATTTAATATCAATGGGTATCAAAGCTGGTACTCATATCTATAAAAACAGACAACAAACTAAAATGTTGATGTCTGATGCAGAAAAAGTTCATGCTGAAAAGATGGCTAGAGGTGAACTAGAATACAAACAAGCTGTCATGCAAAATAATCAGCAAGGGTGGAAAGATGAATTTGTATTGCTTTTAGTTTCTGCACCTGTGATGTTATTAATATGGTCTATCTTTAGTGAAGATCCTGAGATTATGATTAAAGTAGATTTATTCTTTGATAAATTTAATAATATGCCTTTTTGGTATCAAGCATTATTTATTGGTGTAGTATCTGCTATCTATGGTTTAAAAGGTGCAGATATAATTAAGAGAAAATAATGGAACTAATCTGTTATATTTTTTTAACGCTTTGGATTATCGGAGTTTCTCAATAATGGAATCATTTTTTCCTATCAACACAATCATAGCTTTGATATTGTTATGTGTTGTTATTTATGTAGGTATTAACGACAATAAATAAATCTAAACTTATGTCCGACACAAGTAAAGAGATAATAGTTGAGTATAAAGATCAAGTTAGACTTCTTAGAGAAGAAAATGCTGACTTACAAGATGCTTGTAAAACTAAAGATTCAGCAAACAAAAGATGTTTACAAAAACTAGAAAATGCAAATGAAGATTTAGAACAAGCTAATAAAAAAATTAAAGACTTAGAGGATAAAATTAAACAATTAAAAGAAAATAATAAACAACTATTGGAACACCCATGAAAGTAGCATTAATAATGATTATATGTAGTCAAGTCGCTGGTGAATGTATGAAGCCACACTTACTAAATCATCATGATACTTTTTATGATTGTATGATAGCTGGTTATGAAGAATCTAAAAACAAAACAGAAGAATTAGGTAGATCAGAAGTTTCAAAAAATGAAGTTGTAATAAAATTCCAATGTTATTATGATAGTAATGAACCTGAAAAAAAAATGGCTTAATGTATTGCATAGTTTTTTTAAAAGACAACCAATGGAAAATCTTTACAAATGAAGTTTGGAGTAGTAGAAAGGAAGCTGAAGACTATGGTAAACGAAACAAATTTAAAAAGTCTGTTCAATGGAAAGTCCTTGAATATGACAGAAAGTATCATGTATGACACAACTATCTAAACACTTCTCCTTACAAGAGATGATTAATTCAGGCACAGCTTCAAGGCTTGGCTTGGATAACACACCTAATGAAGAACAAATAGAAAACTTAAAAGCTCTTTGTGAAAACATATTAGAACCTTTAAGAGAGTATTATGAGTCAAGACCCATAATGATCACTTCAGGATTTCGTAGTCCTCAGCTTTCAAAAGCTATAGGATCTTCAGAAAATTCACAACATTGTAAAGGCGAAGCTGTTGATTTTGAAATACCAGGTTTTGATAATAGACAAGTTGCTGCACATATTAAAAACAACTTTGACTTTGACCAGCTTATCAGCGAATACTATGAAGATGGTATTATTGATAGTGGTTGGATTCATGTTAGTTTTAAAAGAGATGGCACTAACAGAAAACAATCTTTAACTAAAAATAAAGGCGAAGGTTATAAGGTATGGCAATAAACAAAGCTAAAATGAAATGTAACTCACCTAAAAGACAAATATCAGGTGGTAAAAAGTTTGTTGTTAAGGCTTGTAAAGGTGGTAAAGAAAAGATTATTAGATTTGGTGATGCGAATATGAAGATTAGAAAATCAAATCCCAATGCAAGAAAATCATTTAGAGCAAGACACAGATGTGATACTGCTAATGATAAATTAACTGCAAGATATTGGTCTTGCAAAAACTGGTAACAATAGGAGAAAACTATGCCAATGGTAAATGGAAAAAAATATGCTTATACTAAAAAAGGTAAAGCAGCTGCAAAAAAAGCTAAGAAAAAGAAAAAAGGTAAGAAATAATGACTTATCAACTTCTTGGAAAACTTTTAATGGAAGTGGGGAAAAGAGCTGCACCTAAAACACTTAAAGGTTTTAAAAACCAAAAAGCTAAATCAATTAGAAATAAAGGTATTGCTGTTGGTTTAACTGGTGCTGGTGTTACAGGTGGAATAGGTGCTTTGAAAGTAAAATCTATACTTAATCAAGAATATCAAAATGCTTCAAGTATAAAAAAAAACAAAGATAAAAAATAATGGCGATTAAAAAAGGTTATCACAGAACTAAGTCAGGCAAGATTGCAAAGAAAGGACTTTGGTATAATGTTAATAAAAGAAAGAAAAAAGGTACTAGCAGATCAAAAGCTAAGAGTACGATAAGTGCCAAAGCATACAAAAATTCTTAGGCGTAGTTCTTATATAGAACTGGGGTGATGGTGGGCAAAAAGAAAACCTGGAATAAATCTAAATTAAATATGAAATGTGGTGAATGCCATATTTGTAAGAAAGAACACTATTCTGAGATAGGTGGTTGGATTATAAATGCTGAAAAGAAATTATTTTGCGAAACTCATACAGAGGGTAAAGAGAGTTGCTTTGATGAGTATATAAAAAGAAAAACTATTCCTTTTAATGATTGGTAAATACTAGGTAGCAATCAGGGGAATACTGCATACAGCATTGATTGCCACCAAGCATTAACCTTGCCAAAACTTCTTAGCGTCTTCTAAATAATTAGGATCTAAATCATTTTTCCAAAAGAAATGACTAAAATCAGGTTGAATATAATCCTTAATTACTTTAGGATTGTCTGAAATTTTCAAAAGATTTTGTCTTACTTTACACTTCTGTTTAAAAGATTCTAACCTAGACATCATACTTTCAGGTTGTAAAGTTTCGCAGTTGTCCTTATGAAAAACTTTGAAAGTATCTTCATTAATATAACAAACATAAATAGGTAAGCCAGTAGCATAATAGTAAAAATCTACTTGAGTCTGATTGGTTTCAGGTAAAGTTTCAGGTAGTTTAGTTGTTAGCCAAGACCTTGTTCCATCTTTCTTTGGTCTTCCTCTTCTTGGAAACTTACATTTATCCTCAATAACCATTTTACCTTTTAAGTCTGCATAACCATGAACAGGTATATTAATACCCTCAAAGATTTTAAAACATTCTATTTCAGGTTTACATTCATCATATCCTGGAATACTTTGATGTGCTGCATGACCATTAGCAATCATCTTTTCAACTATAGTAGAAAAATGATTAAAAGCATCAATCTCTTTAGGATCAGGTATAATAGTATTTAGCTTTTGATTAACCGGAGTAAACATTATATTCCCTTTTAAACGAATCATAATCTCTTCCTAAACTTTCAACCATTTTTATAGTTCTATATTCTTTAGGAAAATTTGTAGCCTTTTCATATTTTTGAACTTGTTGGAAGGTTACGTTTATAGCTTTAGCTACATCGCTTTGGCTTTTGTTTGCTCTTCTTCTTGCATCTCTTAATGCTTTACCTAATCTTTGATAAAATTGTAGTTCACTTTCATTAAATGTATTGTTTTCCATTTCTATTCCTTTCATTAAAGACAAAGATACCCTAACCCTAAAACACAACTTTTAACTGTAAACTAGACTTATGTGCTTATTCTAGTTTGTTTTTGTTTTAACTCCATAATCTTTTCAGCTACTTGTGGAAGTCTAGCTTTGTTTTTTAAGTATAAAGTTTTATATTTATACATTCTTTTCACTAGCTGCTCCTCCTTCGCTTGTAGATCCTGAAGTTGTTTTGGTTCTACTGTCATTGTTTATATCGCTTGTCGGTTTAATTTTCGCACTAAGGAAACGCTGACTTGCGATATTTACTTTTGCGTCATCTTTAGGCGATTTCTGATTGTGTGCTTTTTGTGTAGCTTCTTCTATTGTAGCACCATCAAAAATTTCTGTAAATTGAACATTCATTTCAATTAACGTAGTTTTTTCTACTTTAATCATAGTAATTTGAATTTACTTTTTTTACCTTGTACTTGTCAATAAGTTTTAATGCTAAAGCGTATTTACCTCTATCTCTGCATTTTTTTATGACAGACAATAATTTAAAAACAAATCCAGTTTTTTTAGTCATTTAGCTCTATATTCCTTCTATATCCGTTTATTTTTTTTACATCATTTCTCTTGGCAAGTTTGTCAATTAATACTGTAATGGAGTTTTTTGACTTATAATTTAATCCATCTGCCATTTCTTGAAATGTAGGACAGTATTTGTTTTTTTTATAATATTTCTTAATAAAATTCAACAAACGCATCATTACTGGTGTCATTGGTATTTTATTTGGCATTTTCCATTTCCTTTATTTTTAATCTTCTATTTAATTCGTTATAACCATTAACATCATCGTAAGTATCTTTTTTATATGTTGGGTTACTAATTGTTCTCCAAATCTTAACAAACTGCATAAAGCAACCAAAAATATTGTTAGGAACTCTTACTTTATATCCATTATGTGCAGCTAAAATACCCTCCAAAATACCTTTCATAGCAAAAGAAGTGTTATCAAAACTTCCATACTGAGCTTGTTTATCATTTAATAATTTTTCTAATTCTTTAGTTAATTTATTTAAGTGTGTAATTTTATCTGACATTGTTTCCTTTTTTATCTTTGCAGTAATAAAGAAAAACTCTATTACCTTTATAAGTTATTGTGCTTTTATCTGTACTCAATACGGCTACTTTTTTTATAGCATCATTACAAAAAACTTTTGGAGCAGTAACTGATAGTGTTGCTTCAGCTACTGATCCATTAACTAGGTGCATTATGATGACTATTACATTCATTAGAATGATAATTTTTCTTCCTTATTAGGTGCTTTAACACCAGGTTCATTGGCATAACCTGAAATATTTGGTTTATCAGATTTATCATTTAACCAACCTACAAGAGCTTTCTTACCACCGATTTCTACATCAGTTATATCTCCTGTAAATTTACCCTCATCACCTTTAAATAAAACTCCTACTTGCTTAAACAATCTAACAAACTTAGTATTGCCATCTTTTGAAGTTCCTTTACTAGCTAAGATAGTTCCTTTAACTCCATTAGCTAATTTCATATTACCTGAAAAATCTATTTTAACAGACATTTCATGGTTGGGATCATAAGGAAATAATACCCAATCTTTTTCTTTACCAGTTTTTTGCATTTTGTCCTCCATTAGTTTTTATGCTTTGCTGTTTACTTTTAAATGACTCCTTGATTGTGTCATTTTCCTTTTCCCAATCTGAATAAAGTTTATTCAACTTTGTCTCTGTCGTTTGTTGATTGATTTTATCTTTGATTGAAACTTGTGATTTGCTTTGACCTTGACTTAATAAAGCAACTGTTAATTCATCTGCACTTGCATATTCTGAACCATGTAATCCAAATGCAGCTAAACATCTACCTAAAGCTGAACTAGCACAATTCTCAACTGCACTTGTTTTATTTATAAAAGATGCGTTTCTAAATTCTTCTGCATGACCAGAAGCATAAGGTTGATCAGCTATATATAAAGTTGTTTTTATAATAACTCTTTCCGTATCATGGAATAATAATGCTTCATCTATCTTAGACTCAGGAAAGTATTTTTTTAAATGCCTGTGTCTTTCAGCAACTGTAGAATACGCTTTACCTTTAATACTTACTGTAGGTACAATTTTTAAATTCTTGATACATTCAGCGTATCTTTCTTTAAAAGAACCTTTAGAGGTTTCTTCTCTAGTTGATGGTTTCGTCTTCGTCTTGGGTGTTGTTTGGTTCATTGGTTTCCTTTTCTTTTATTATTTTCTCTAATTCAATAACTCTATTCTTTAATTTCTTTTCATTAAATTTAAGATTATTGATTTCTAAATGTAACTTACCATTCATCATTTGATGAGTTTGGTTTATTCTTCTAGCTTCATCTAAATCTCTTTTTAAATGCTCTAGTTCCATTTTCATTGGGTTATATCCTACATCTGCCATTACTTACCTTTCTTACAGTTTTCTTTACTTATGTTGTCGCCATTGTTTTCTACAATCCAAACATAGCTCCATTCTTGATGACCTGGAGTACATTTTTTGCCAATCTTAACTGAGTGG